TAGTAATAATTTGAGGCATATTTTTATATAAATAATTATTAGACCACTTTACTTTAATTATACAGTTATTTCTCTTTTTTCTTAACCACATTGTATTCTAAAAACCTTTTTATCTTTTTACCGATCAGCTTTTTATGTTTGGTCATGGCTGGTTCACTTACTCCCATAATATCAGCTATTTCGTATTGCTTCCACCCCTCTAAAAGTTTTTCAAGGACATATCTTTGCTTTTTAGTTAACGTATTCAAAAAAAAATCAATATCTTGTTTTGCAACAAAGTCTAGTGACTTCTTATCTTCAACCTTATAATCAACTTCATCAAGAGGAATTAAATCTCGCAATATCATAATTTAAGGTTAGTTTTTTTATGACCTCTTAACCGTAACTCAGTAGATAATCCCTTAATACCATAAATTGTACTATCAACTAAATCGTCGTGTTTTTCAAAACCGAAATTAATTAACTGTGCTATAACGTCGTCGTGGTTCTTTTTAACGAATACAAGACCATTCTCAAAATAAACTGAAACTTCCATTAATCTTGACCGTTTATCCCCTTTTGGTTTCACTGGTTTAACTGGGAGTCCGTGTTGTCTAACTAAATGCTGTCTTAAAGCCTGTTGGTATGCTACGTCCTCTAAAAGTATAACTGGATTAAATTCTTGATAAGACCTGTAAACATTCCTTATTGCTCTAACCTGCTTGTCAAAACTAAGCCTTTCATTAATAAAATCTAATAAATAATAATTATTCTCTACATTTCTAGCCCAAACTGTTATTGCTGTTTTGTCGGCTGTTTGTTTTTCTGAAACGGCTGGGTCAATAGCGATCACCATTTGCTTAATGAATTGAGGGTTAATCTGGTCATAATATCTAACCCAACTACGTTTAATTATACTGTCTTCATCTTTAAGCGGTATTAATTGATATTCTTGATTATAAACTAGAGTACCTTTATCCTGTTTGATTTTTTCAATTGATATTACTCTTAAATCCCTCTTCTCTTCTGGCAATTTACTGTTAATTTCTTTAGCTTCAGAGTCAGTCAAAACATATCTACTCGGCCAGTTAGAGTGATTATTGGTTCTGATTGGCACTTTCAATAAATCCCAAATACCGTCTGGCTTAACTTCCTTTTCAAGTCTAGCTACTAAACAATCATAATGAAGCATATTACCGATAACTACTGCTTTACCATAATCTTGGTTCATAGCTGGGAGAGCTTCAGTCTTTAACCAGTCATACGCTCTTTTACGACCTAATTCAGATTTCATTTTATCACTAGACTCCATATCATCACAGATCAACAAATCTGGTCTGTATTGCAAGTGACGTTCCCCCCTAACTTTAGTACCTATACCAACACCCAAAACTCTTATATCATTAGCTGTTACAAAATCTCTGATAGTCTTCTTTTTACTGATTTTAAATTCAGTCTCTGGCTCTAAAAACAATTCGCCAAAATCCTCTTTAATCTTAGTATTAGTCTGTAATTCGTGTATCAACGGCGCCATTTGATTACTTGCCGAACTACCACTATCAGACGCATAAATAATAAAATTCCTTTTCTTATAACAAATACATTGTAAAGGATAAATTAATCCAGCAAAAACGCTCTTCGCACTTTCACGAAAAGCTATTGCTAACAGTCTTGTAATTTCGTCATCGTCTAGTTTTTTTGATAAGTCAAAATGAAAAGACGGAAACTTGTGACTCAAGTAGTGGTCTAAGTAAACACTGGCAAAGTGTAAAGGACTTTTTTTGCCAATATAAATACGTTCATTACTCTTGTAATTTACTGTCCTCATTTTCTAATTCTTTTATATTAGATAAAAATGTGTCAATTTTTTCCTTTTGCTCTTCACTTAGTTCTTGGACAGTCTTAATCTCCCCACTATGTTTTAACTCTTGCCTTGTGCCAAACTCACCTTTACGCTTACGCTCTAAGAACTTTAAGGCTAACTCTGGATTTTCAACTAATCCTGCTACTAATTCTTTTCTTGCAGATAAAACAGGCGTATTCTTTAAAGTACGTTTCCTCTCAACAAATTCAGGATTTTTCTTTTGATACCTGTAAAGCAAAGTCATACTAATATCAGCTAATAAACAAGCTTCTCTATCTGAGCAACCTAACGCAAAAGCAGTCTCTAATTTAGAGATTGTTTCAGGTATCATTTTCATTTGACCTGTATAATTATATTTTGTTCCTATCTTATCCGAATTATCAATTTTTACTATTTTCCCCTTTGAGTCTCTCTCTTCTATGCCCATATAATAAAATGTTAATATTTAGAGCATAGATTTTTTGTCTCACCTTGCCAATATCCCACTCCCAAACGTCGCATATCATCTCAAATAGTTTAGTTTCAATAAATCTTAAATTAGCTTGTGCTTGTTTGTATCCCTCTGGGTTCAAGCAACTACTGATCAGCGATTTGCCTAATAATGCAGAACCTTTGTATTCTTGTAATGTCATTATATAAATATTATTATCTTTTCAACCATTTTAAAATTTGCCACTTAGTTTTTTTGTAAATTCTATCCCAGTTCTCTTGCGGAATATCGGCTGTGCTAATTGTGTAATGTCTTTTCATTCAAATTGAAAATATTATTATAGTTAAATTGGTTTTTTTGATGTTTATAACCTATCTGCTCCATTTTTTTAATATCCTTTTCGGCAACTTGAATATAACCTTTACCCTTATTATTAATATGTCCACCACAGCAACAACCTACTGTTTCAATTCCATTATCCCAGATATGAAATAACTCATTGACTAAACACTTATCAAAACAAATAAATTTGTCTTTACTAAAAAATGGTTTTACACAAACTTGACAGTCGTATTCTTGAACTTTTGATTTTCTACACTTCATATTGGTTTATCTTGATACTCAATACCTAGTGAATTTTGACAATCAAATAAATATTGAGCGTGATTATGTTCTGGTGTAATATAAATTTTTGTTTTTTGACAAGAAGCACAATTACAATTACTTATCTTTGCTCTGTAAATAAACTTACCTATTCTATTTTTAAACCAGCGTAATTGATGTTTCATATTACCTTGTTTGTAAAAAATTTTTATTATGGTCGTCAATTAATTCTAAAATATCCCTTGCTAAAAATATCATTACTGTTTTATTCTCAGCTGGTAATTTACTCCATGGCACTCTACTCCTCTCTTGAGTCTCCCAACCAACCTCTTTTGATAATTTTTCGTACCGATCATGAAGCCATTTAGCTAATTTATGTACTTTTACTTCGTCAAACATATTATTTATCTAAATTTTTTTTAAATTCTTTTAAAAATCTTTTCCTTTCCAGCGGGTCATCTATTTGCATACCGTTTAATACGGGGCCAACAGTAATCACCTTATTAATGGCTGATTTTATTTTATTCCAACTGTATGAATTTTTTAATTTTCTTTTCAAACATTCGTCACACCATAATCCTGTAAAATCATAACAATATTCTCCTAATCTTTTACACTTTTTTTCTTTATCCATAGTTATTTGCTAGTTACGAATAAATCATTATTTTCATTTATAGATATTAAAGAACCACAATTTTCACATTCCCAAGGCTCTTTAAGCTCAGTAAATTCACCATTTACCCAAGCCATATAATTAAAATCTTCTTCACATACGGTGTTGCTCTTCGTTTAGTTTGAAGCCTATCTGTTCAAGGTAGTCATAAACTGCCTTTCGTTCTTTTGAAAATTTTTTGTTGTGCATAAGTTTTAATTAATCATTATTTTTAAAACCGTTTAATTCAGCTATTAATTTGAGTATAAACTGTCTTTAATTCACCATATTCAGTGGTGGTATCCATTACTTGTCTATGTTGAGACAATTCTTGAGCTTCTTGAATAATAATTTTAAATTTTTTCATAAATTTATGTTATTTTTTAGGTTTAAATTCTCCACACCAATCATAAGCTAATGTACACATCCAACGGTCTCCATACCTTGAATTAATACATCTAGGTGCATATCTGCGACATTCTGGAGTTTCAACACTATGGTCATCATTTTCCCAATACTTACAATTTTTACATTGTTGTTTCATAGGTTTATATTAATTATTTAAAAACGATACCGTCACAATCTATGTCTACCTCAATACTATCAGCCTCAATATAAAATAATTGCTCTTTACCATTATAGACAATTAAAACATCTTTGAAGTTAAGTTTATTTTTATCATCTCCTCTTACTGTTTCCTTTCTAACTCTTATTAATTTTTCCATAATTTTAACTTAATTTTAATCTATCAATTTTG